GGCCCAAAGAAACGTCCGCAAGATTTTGGCTTCAAGAAAGGCGACTCCCATTTGATCGTCAATGATGCCATTGAAACCATGAAGGCTTTTTCTTTTGAAGGAAAGCTTCTATGGGAAATTCCCTGCTTGGCTCGTGGACAATACAGCGATTTTGAATGGAAGATTAAAAATTCAGACACACCGCCAGGGCTTTACAAGATTGGCGCTGTCTACAAAGACTATGAGCGAGTGGGAGACAAGCCTGCTTATGATCGCACGCTCATGGCTTATGGCTGGTACAGCTTTGACATGGTAGAGCTGGAAAATCAAGAAGCTGGCAATGGTAGGGCAGGAATCATGACTCATGGTGGTGGAAGCGCAAATGGTTGGCCGGGCGCATGGGCTCCTCGTCAGCCATTAGTGCCAACTCATGGCTGCGTGCGCTGTCACAACATTGATCTTCGCGATAAAATCCTGCCTCTAACAAAACAAGGAACAGTGTATATAAGCGTCTTCCAGGAAGGATGAACCGGCGGTCCTGGCTGAATGCGCTGTGCTACGAAGCCGGCCTTTGGGCCGCAGGACAGTGGCCTTCGTTAGCAGGAAAGCCTTGGTTCAAGATGCTCATGGTCTATTGCAGGCCCGACTGGGCAGAATGGAAAACAAGAGTGGTAATGGAAGCAGTGGACAGGCAAGCCGCCGCTTTAATGGGGCAATGGGAAAAAGAGGAAAGAGAAACCAGAGCAAATCAACTTGCCGACAAGGCTCGAACGTTGTTTCCCGAAGCCACTGTTACACCCTTGTCCAATGCCATCGTCCCTTCCGTGATGATCGTACGTGAAGCGCCCCCTGATGCTAGTGATGACATCAAAGCTTTAGGGGCAGAGCTGCGTATCACTTGGCGGCTTCCCAGTAAAATGGAAGGAGAATAGGACAGACGATGGAAGTAATCGTAGGCTTAATGCTGCTGTCCGCAGGAGCGGCTCTCACGGGGCAATTGTATCTTCGCTTAGTACATCCTCATCATCCGTCCTATCGGCCCTTCTGTCAGCTTCCAGGCCACGATAAATAGCATTGTGCAGCTCCATGTAGTGAGTTAGTCCATCGCAATAGTCCACGCCGAAAACGTCATACATGGCATAGCGATACGACCCTCTATCTTTAATCTCGGCTTTGTGCATAAGCTTGGCTAATTGCCTAAAGCACCTTGCTCTTTCCTCGACCCCGAGGCTATCCCACCAAGCTTGGTCTTCTGCCTGCGCTCTGGCTTCTTCCGCTTGCCATGCTTCGCGAAAAGCTTTCAGCTCTGGACTGTTCAGCCAGTCCGCCAGCGCTTGCGGTGATTCGCTCATATGACTGCCTAGAAAAGGCAATCTTACACTACTTCCACCCAGCCAATCATGCCCAAGGCTTTGGCACTAACGCCACTGTCCACTGTTAAAACGAGCGTGTCGCTAACTCCTGAAGCATTCTGCCCAAGCGAAAGACGAATGGCCTCCGCAATGGCATAATTATTTGAAGCTCCTTGGGAAACAAAGCCGCTATCAATGACGGTGCCGCCTGAGACCGTCGTACCGCTGGTAATCACTTCCACATTGCCCCGCCCATTGGCCGCCGCTGTCCACACATCTCCCGTCAACGTGGGATTGAGACGCAGGCGCCACAACACTACATCGCTGGATGCAGTGCTGGTAGAAACGCGCACCGGCAAAATCACATTGCCCGTGCGGCCACTGGCCATGCGAATGCCTGCCGTCACCCTTTCCCCTGAAGTGTTGGGAATATCGGACAAACTATGACCAACGGAATAAATGGCACCATCCGGCTCATAACCACCTTCGCTCAAAATACTGCAGCAAATTTGCTTCATTGCTCGGCCACTGGCCTGAGCGGAAGCATTATGAATGCGATAGGACAATGGAAGAATGGCAGTGCCCATGTAGGCGCCATTTAGCGCATTGAAATGTTCAAACTCATGGCAGTAAATGATTTCGCCATCAACTACAAACCCCGTGCGCACTCGCCCCACGCCCAACCACTCTATGTCTGCCGTAAAAATCTGAGCCTTAGAAAAATCAAGAGAAGGAAGAGTGTTGATGTTCCAACTGGATTGATCAACCACGGTCTCAACGACCGACCCCGTGGTGCTACTTCTAATGACAAATTGCAAGGTGGTGCCACTAGCTCGCAGCATCACGCCATTGTCGTCGTTGAAAAATCCAACTTCTTGAATCAGTCCGCTCGTGGGAGTATTGCCGACAAAGCTTTGCAAAACCATCAAGCTTTTGCCCGCTTGATAAGGAAAGTTTTGTTTAGTTCTGCGCAATACAGTGTCTCCTGACGCTGTAGTGACAGCCATGGACACACTGCTTTCATTCGTTAGAAAAGTGGAAGTGCCGCTTCCCGTGATCTTGTCGTACCACTGATCAGGACGCTTGTCGTAGCGCATGGTGCTATCAAACAGCGTAAAAGGAGAGCTAGTCCTTGCCCTCCCAAATGCATCCACGGCACCACTGTCTGGACCTTGCTTCAGGATTTGCCCGCGATAATCTGCCTCAATGTGAGTTTCAAACTGTTCGCCGCCAGCAATAATTTGTCCCACAACTAATCCTTGGCTTTCTCTCCATCGTAACAATAAGCCTGTTCGTATTCCGTGCCAATGCGCAGCATGCCTTCAATTACGCTTTGCGGAGCATAGCCACATGCCACCATAAATTGAAAGTATGCTCGAGCTAACGCAGTGGCAGTGTCAGCGCTGTAAGTGTGATTGATTTCTTGATACGAGCAAGTGTCGTGCGTCACGCCATCGTCGGAAAAACGATGGGAAAAGGAAATGGAGTTGACGAAGGCCATGGGAGAGAAAGCACCAAGCGAAGCCTAGTGGCTAGTAGGCCCTTCGTCAAGGGCGAATCAGTCCCAAGTCAGTAAGCGCAACAATCACACCGCTCAACGCCACAAGCACTTCATCCACCGTCGATCCACCGCTTGGGATGGTAATACCAGAAGGGCAGACAACGGGCGATGCACCCAAGAAACCAATGGAAGCTCCGCTGCCAAAAATGGTGACGCCTCCTGAGGCTGTAACAGTACCAGAGAGAGCAGGAGAGATGATTGTCGCGACAGAAATCGTCGACGCCGCAAAAGTGCCTCCTGAAATTGTGCCAGCATTGACAATTACTCCCGAAAGAGTGCTGCCGACAATCGTGCCAGACGTGATAGACGCAGAATTGATAGATGTGCCTGAAATGGTGCCGGCAGTAAAAACGGATCCCTGAAGAGAGGCGCCACTCGCGTAAATAGTAGCTCCAGAGATTGTGCCCGCCTGGATAGTGCAACTATCAATTGTTGCTCCAGAAACCGTGCCGGCGCTAATACTTGGCGTGGTAATAGCAGCTAAGTTGTAAGTGCCGCTTGTTACCGTGGCAACATTGCTAACAGTGCCCGAAAGCGTAATATTGAAGATTGTGCCGTCTTCAAAAGTTGAATTATCAATTGTACACTGGTCAATTACCGCATCAGAAATAGCCGTGTAATCAATTGTGCCGCTAACAATTACCGGCGTGTTGATTGCTGCACTGTTAATAGTTGATGATGTGTAAGTGCCGCCAGAGATTGTTCCCTGGACAGTAGCGCCAGAAAGAGTGGTGGCACGAAGAATTAAGCCGGAAGCTTGGGAAGTCCAAGCAGCGTCATAATTAGTAGCGCTTTGCTTGACGAGGATTTGGCCGGCAGTGCCTCCAGATGGCATGGTGTCACCACCAATTGGTCCCTGCACACCAGGGATAGAAAGCTCCAGCTCCGTGGTTTCGCCGCTGACAATAGTAATGTTGATGTCGCTCATGATCAGTTCCTCGAACAAGTGCCGGAGACGGTGCAAGCTCCCTTGAGCCAGTAATAACGATCGCCACTACCAGCAGTTGCGCTTACGTCGTATTTATACAAACCAGTTTCAATGCCACTCGTTGTCGCGGGTGCTAGTTCAAGCTCAAACACGCCACTTGCAGCATTGGTAATAGTGGGAGTGAAACTAGCGATGATTGAATCATCCAGAACACCACAAATATCACTGTCAATTGTGTAGCCGGAAAGATTGATGGGGGTGCCACCACTTTGCGTGACAGTTAGCTGCATGCGATAAGTGGCGTTTTGTAGCACCACTATGTCATAAGTGGCGGGATAAATCATCGCCCATCGTCACAGTTTGTTTCATTATAGCCTTGCTGCAATGTATTAAAAAGGGGGCCGGAGCCCCTTGGTCAACCCTGCCCGCGAGACAATTTTCGTCCGTGGCTTGGTTTACTGTTTTTACCTTGCCCTTGCCGTGTGGTTTTGGGGCGAGAAACGATGATGCGCTTACTGCTGGATGCTCCAACCTTGCTTTTGACAGCCACGGGGGACAATGCGAAAGGAAAAGCTTAGCTAGCCCAGGGCATACCCGTGCCTTTGCTGGGGGTCTTTTGCTCGTCAATTTGCGATTGAAGAGCAGCCTCGATTTCAACGACTTTTTCGTCGCCAAGCTTATCGAGAAGCCAGCCAGTCACCATTTCCTGGGTGAGGTCTGCGTAGGGCACAAGCGCATCCTCTTCGGGGGCTTCGAGGCCAATACTGCCATAGGCCGACGAACGATAAGTGCCATCAAAGGCTTCGATGGTGTAGTGAAGTGTATATACCACTCCATCCGCCAAGGTGCGCTCCATTTGAGCAATGTTCCAAGTGAATTCAGTAGAAGCCATGGAAGTAAAAAATAGTCTTTTTTAGTTTAAGCGAAGAAACAGAAAAGGCTTTGTCGAGGAAACCGACTAGGGTCAAAGACTAAGATGCTTCAGAACCAGGTCCTTTGCGAAGCTCACGAGCAATAATAGTGCGTCGTTTGTTTGTAGACCAAATGAGATCCTTGTAAGCTGCTATTACTGATGCGGCAAGTAACCTGTCTTCCATGGTAAATGTTGCAACTTTAGGGTTGTAGCGCAGGCTGTCTTCGAGGTCCGCAAGTCGGTCACAGGGGACTGGCCAGCACATTCCATGGAAATTTCTAAATGGTGCTGGCTGATGATGATTTTCCTGGTTCATTAGAGCAAGTGACTAAGCGTTCAAAGCGGCGCGAGCGCGATCAACTAGCGCATGTGCGTCAACAACATCCTCTTCATCGCCAAAGGCAATCCAATCCTCCAACTCATCAACCAGATCTTTGCACAATTGTTTGTAACAAATACCATTAAGCACATCCTTCAGCAGCCGATGGACCTCACCGGCGTCATCAACAAACTCACCTTTGTAGTAGAAGCCTTCTTCGGTGAATTTAGCGATTTCGTTGGAATCTCCATTCATAAAGAAGTTGATGGAATTAGGCGGTGCGTCGAACTTTCCGACAAAAAGATTTCCTGTGGGAGCCGCAAAAACATCTTTGCTGTAATCTTGTTCGGTCATGATCTCCAGGGGATTGTGGCCAGGGGCAGGAGGTGGCACTCGCTGCCCCTATCACATTACATGATGCCAGACCATTTTGGTAGGGTCAACAAAATGGTTGCACAAAAACAAGTCTGGTTGACAAAAAATGTGCCCGCCAGACTCATGTTGCGCAAAACCAGTAACGAAGGGGACTACTGGGCTTTGAGTGCGGCTACTTCAGCCTGCAGCTCAGCGATCATTGCCTGCTACTCTTGGATGGCTTTAACCAAGACAGGAATTAAGTCGGCCCGAACTGCCTTGTAGGGATCTTCGCCTTCGGGGGCTGGATCTTTCCACTCCTCTACTAGATCTGGAAAGACCTGCTCAAACTCCTGAGCGATAAAACCACGATCATCTTTTGTGTCCTTGCCTTTTCCAACTTTCCAATCAAACTTGCGAGGCTGTAATTGCAGGATTTTATCTAAGCCATCTTCTAGGTCTCTGACGTTTTCCTTGAGACGTGCGTCTGAGATTCCGGTAATAGTGGTACTAGTGGCGTAGACTGTTCCGCCCATGCCGACATAAAACCTGTAGGCAGATGCACCTGTTGAATAAACACCCAGCGTTGTTGATGTATTTACAGTTTCTGCTTTAGAGCAAAACAGGGCGCCAGCGGTAGCACCTGCATAACCAAGAACGATACCAGCCCCAACAGTTGGGTCATTTGATATTTTTGCAATAGAAACGTCCCCAGCCTGGGAAATCCTCATCCGCTCCGTCGGAGAACTCGCCCCGTCGGCCGTAGTGCTGAACACTAGGCGCCCCGGCATGTCATCCACAGATCCAGCAGGGGTACCGTCCACCTCACAACGAATAAAAGCAGCACGCTGAAACTTGTTGTTAGTCGTGCTTCCTAGACTGTTGTACCCGTAGAAGTTTATGGCTCCCAGATAATCATTATTTGAAACATCCACTGGGCTAGCTGCAGTTCCTCTTGCTCGCATTAGCTCAAGCGAAGAGTAATAATCAGCGCCAGTTGAGCTGTAAGTTACCTGCCCCGCAGTTCCCGCTGTATTGTCAGCTAACTGAGCCTTGATCGCGGTACCCCAGTGGTTATTGCCGATGACACTAGTCGTCCCCACCAGGAGGCGGCCGGAGCTGTCGATGCGGGCCTTTTCTGTGGGGGAACCGCCATTTGCGTTGGTATGAAACACTAAATCGGTAGCGTTACCACTTCCACCAGAAGAATTGACGCCATAGATAATTGCAGAGCGATCTGCAGTGTCTGACGTGTTTGGTGCAAAACTAATTCCAACAGCAGTGTTTGCTGAAACACTGCGGTTTTGAATCAATAGAGGTGTTGAACCAGATCCGGCGTTATCTGTGCGGCTATGCAATGTTGCGGCAGGGCTAGTAGTGCCAATCCCTAATCGCCCACTCGCATCCAGCGTCATCGCCTGGGTGAAAGTGATGGCGCCACCGGCAGAGGGGGTGTTAGTTGACGTGTACCAACGATGCTCACCATTGACCTGAGCGGTGTAAGAGGCCTGTGCGTTTACTAAATACCTAAGTACAGTAGATGAATCTTCGTAAAAGTTATTTCCGGTAATGACAAGACCACCAGTATTGGAAATCGAGCCGCGAGAACCAAACTGTATCGCCTTATAACTGCTATTCCAAGCACTAGGCACCACCCCCAGGCCGAGGTTGCCGGAGGCGTCGAGGGTGGCACGCAACGTGCTATTAGTGCCAAGCTTAATCTGAGTAGCAGACATAAGTTCAGTAGCCGTTGTGTCTGCATAAAGATAGTTACTTGATCCGTTAATATAAAGCGCGTTATTTGATGGAAGTTGTATAGAACCTACCACGTCCAATGCGCGAGCTGGCCCCGTGGTTCCCACCCCCACCCGATTATTCACCGCATCGACATAGAACGTGCCGCTGTCGATGTTGACGTTGCCGGAGGCGTCTACGACCAGGCGGCTGGAGCTATTAGTGGCGAGGGCTACTTCGTTTGTTGCAGAGCTATATAAACCGTTAGTAGTTGTACCAACAGAAACAGATGGTGCAGCTGCAGTACCAGATGCAAACACACCTGAAGTTACTGTAAAAGTAGTTCCACTTACGGATGTAAAAACACCAGATATACCTGTAATACTACTAAACTGACCCGTATTACCAGTGATAGTAGCCCCTGAAATACGTGTAGTAAATACACCAGAAACACCAGTGATATTGCTAAATTGACCTGTATTACCAGTGATTGTCGCACCAGACAGACTGGTGGTGAACACACCAGTTACAAACGTTGCAGTAGTGCCTGCTGTGGTGTTTCCCGATAAAGTTGTAAACGTACCCGTAGGAGCTGAAACGCTAGCACCGGAAATTG